TTAGAAGTCTGCCCATTAATCATACTTAGGTTGTTAACTGTAATGTTATTATATCCATTAATTCTAAAACAAACACGTGTATTCTGAGCGTCAATAATACCCGCGCCATTTACGTTATTACCTACAATAGTTACTGCGTTTTGTTGTACGTTTAACTCTTGGTTATGCGTTCCTACTACATTCAAAGTCTTAGTGTTTAAAACGCTCCAATTTATAGCAGTAAATCCACTCCAAGCATTTGCAAAAGAAGTACCATCACCAGTTCCATAAGTTGTCCCTGATGGTCGAACGTAATATTCAGCTGGTATAGGTTGTGCATCAATTACAACGTCCGCACTAGGAACTGATAAATCTCCATTGCTTAAAACTTGAAAAGTATAAGTAGTTGACTCCTCTAAATTATCTACTGTGGTAGTTGCTATACTTCCAGTTAACCCTGTTAATCCTGCGGTATTTGGATTTGGTATAATTTGCCAAGCTATAGTTGGTAATCCTGATAAATCTACGCTTCCTGTAGGTGTAATTAATGTAGGTTGTGTAATAGTTCCAATCGTTGGAGGTGCTAATACATCTTCATCTACAACAACATCACCAAAAGAATCAAGTAAAATTAACCCTGCATTTGTTCCGTCAGCAAGTGGGATTGTAGCGTCCGTTCCTGTTGAACTCACTACTATTCCATTGGTCGGACTTGCTGTGTAAGATAGGTCTGTTGCTCCACCGTCCGCATACCCAAAGAATAACTTTGCACCGTTAGTTTGCGCCCTTGCTAAATCGCCCTCAATACCTCCAGCGTTTATAGTTTGCATTACTTTTCTTGCCCAAATTACAGCTGTTGAAAGTGTGAAGAAATTAGGGTAATCGTTACCTACAGTTGTCCCAATTGTTCCGTATATTTCAAAACGACCTGATGAATTTTCCCCGAAAAAATCGTCTGACGGTGTTGACAGAGTAATTCCTTTAAGTTTTGCAATTCCTGTAAACCCATCAAAACAAGAAGAATCAAAAGTAACGTTTCCTCCTAATACAACTTCTCCATTACTAATACCAAATGACCCAAAACCATACGAGGTAATTAATCCTAAAGTGTCATAAAAAGAATAATTATAGTCGTTTAAAAAACCACTCGCCAAAGCAAAACTACTACCATTCGGCACGGTAAACCAAAACGTACCATTACTATAAGATTCATCCGTAATAGTTGCACTTGTAAAGGTTCTTATGTAAGCACTTGCAGTCGCTAAATTCGTGAAAAAGTCGCCTGCTTTATCGACTATTTTAATTAGTCCTAAAGTTGAACTACCACCTCCAGTACTCGAAACGATAGGATTCAAAGGGTCTGTATTATCTACGGTTACATTCGTTCCTGCTACAACTGAATCTAACTTACTATTATATAGTTCGGTTGTATTGTCATTTGTTTTTTGTTGCGATAATCTTAAAGTATCGCCTGTTCCATCGTTAGCACTTGCGCCTACGTTAATTATTTGTTGTGCCATACTTTTTTAAATAAATTTCAAGTTTTTCAATTGTCTTTTTAGCTTCACGCTCTTTTTTTTCGTTAGAATCCGAAGTCTTGGTCGTTGTCATTGTCGCTTTTATTTCGTTTTGTACCATAATTTATACCCTCAAAGAACCAACTTCCCATACTTTGCTTGCGTGCTGGAACTACCGTACCTGATACATAAGAATAATACTCAGGAATACGGTTCAAAGATAGCCATTTTTCCATTCTTTGCATATACATTTCAGCCTTTACTCTTTGATTTTCAACTAAAAAGTCTACTTCATTCTTATCAATAGCAGTTCCATTGCTTGGAGTGTGCTTATAAATACCACCATTACTAACGTGATACGCTCCTATTTTAAGGTATTCTAATGCGCTTTGATGAATTAAAAAAGGTTTGATATACTTTGTATGTAATATAAGATAATCGCCTGTTAAATCGTTGTTTTCAAAGTCTGTTTTAATCTTTTCGTATAGCGTTTCCCCTAAAGATTCTTCTAACTTTGATATTTGAGCGTCGATAATACAGAATTTATATCTATCAATATCAATATTCCCACCTAATAGAGTACTTTCTGTTATCTCGTTATCGTTTAATAGTATCGTTTCCATTAGTTTTGAGGTTTTAAATATCCATTATTAGGCATATCATTCGGCATTTTAGCAACTAAAGCATCGTTTTGTTCAAAGTTTGCTTCTTTTCTTAGTGATGGGTCAAGCTCGTTAAGTAATTCACGTGCCTTTTTTGCACTAATTTTATCGTTATTTTTCTTAATGTAGATATTGCGCATCCATAAATGGTGGCATCGGGCACCGCCTTTATAGAGCCATATAGAATACTTATCCGAACCCTCAGGTCCGAAACCTTTATTAACTGATTTATTACCCGCTGCGATAATATCCTCTTTACGATACATTAAATTTGCTTGCATCATTTTTCTACAAAACTCACGCTCTGGATTTGGATTACCAGCGTAAGAATATCTAATTTTAAATAGTGTTGTATCTTGTTCACTTTCTCTTTCGGGAAAGTTAGATGGAGCATAAGCTAGTTTAAAAGAAGTTTCTGTAATTGGGTCGTCATTGTTCGATTCCCTAGAGTCTATCAATTCCCATTCGTCTAAATCTATCGACTCGCCCAATCCTACTAACTCATCTGCTAAAATGTCGTCTGTGTGATGTTCGTGTGTATCTTGACTACTTAATTGTGTAGGTTGTGGCTCTATTGCTTTAGTTCTAAGCGGTATAAAATCCAAATCAATACTAATACCCGAAGCATTAAATATTTCCATTAAACCGTCTAGTATAGTTTCTTTTTTTGGTTGTATAACGTTAATCATTAATTCGTCAAAAGCTACCTGCATTTCATCGGCATTATTTCCGAATCCTGTATTGTCTTTGATTCCGAACAAAATAGGACTTACAACTCTATGCGATAACATAATTTTTTGAGTAGCTTCCGAACTAAGAAACTCATATTGTTTATGTGATTCGTTAACCTCTAAAGTTTCGATTGTAATAGCGTTGTCTTTATTGTCATTATAAGCTAAAACAAACGTGTTACTATTATTAGAACCGCTTAACTTTTCTCGGTAGCTTGCTAGTATTTCTGTTTTTTGTTCGTCTGTTCTATCCGCTCCATCGTTAAAATTAATAATGTGACCGAATGATAATCCGTTTTGAATATGCTTAACGCAAAAGTTACCTATCTCCTCCTCTAACTTTGAATAAGGCAAAGAAGAAATATAGCTAGGGTCTGAATAATAATTTTTACCTACTTGGTAATCTTTAAATATATAAATTGCACTACCACTTTTAGGCATTTTAGATAGGTCTAAAGCATCAATAGGTAATGGCTCGAACTTTCTAGTATCGGAAAAATTACGTGAATACCAATATAGATTAATGTCGCCATTCTCATCCATTTTATTAGGTGCAATAGTATTCTTAGGTACGTGCTTAATTTGCTTTAATTTACCTTTATCAAATATAACCTCAGCGGAGGCTTCTCCGAATAATTCGAAGTCGTGGCAAATGTTCTTTAAATCTTTTTTACTTAAAATAGATACAACAGTCGCGAATTGGATAGGTTTTAAAGATTGTTGTTTTGAGGTTAATCCTTTACCATATATAAATTGAGAATAAGCGTCTATAATTGCCCTATTTGTTGGACTGCCATTATAACGGTCTATTATTTCTTGATAAAAACTATTTTTATCACCATTTAAAACGTAGTCTTTAGAAGCTACTTCCTTTATCTCAGGTCTAAAGTAGTTGCTTAATTGTAATTTCTCTAATATCATAATTCAGTTGAATAAGCCTTGCCCCTATAAAGCAAAACATCGTTAGTATCATAAACTTCAAACTCAAAACTTTGACCCTCAGTCATTGTGTGTGTAAAAGTAGCGGTTAAATATCCGTTCACATTTGTACAAGTTAGATTGTGAGTTGTTTCTGTTTGCCTTAATTCATTCCTTAATACCATAGTTGCAGTACCTACGTATTCACGTGGGATAATTTGCAGCGTATGAGTTGTATCGTTTGGGTTAAATATCTTCATACTTATTAAACGCTTTTTTACTCGTTTGGTATCAAATAAAAAACCCACTCGTTAAAGTGGGTTTGATAAGATTGATTTTTTCTCCTTTCTTTTAAGGGGTTACTACATCGTCTGAAACTAAGGCAAGTAATGCAGTTTTAGCTGAACTACTCAAAAATGGAGCAAAGGCTTTATCTTTTGCTTCCAATGCTATAGTGTAACCACTTACCTCAGTACTAGCTACTGAAGTTGTGGCATCCATTCCACTATCAATACCTACTACCTTAACGTTTCCGTTGTAGTCGTGAACAAAAGCAACAACTCTACCATAAAGCAAAGACTGCAATTCTACTTCTGTTTCTTTACCTAATTTAGGTAAATTCAAAGCTAATGCTTGAACTATCTCAGTAGTTCGGTTATCATTATTTACGGTTGCAGTTTCAATCAATGAATTACCAGCACCTTTAACTTCATAACGGAATACCTCTGTAAGTGCTACGGGTAGAGTAGCGATTTCCTGAGCAGAAACAGTATAAACATCGTCATTGTAAACTGCAAAGTCTACGTATTTAATGCCCATTCTCGAATCCTTACAAGATAACTTACGACCTTTTAATATATCACACGCCATATTTATATTTTATTAAAAACCGCCCTAGTTAAAGAGCGGTTAAGTTATTGACTATCCTACGTAAAGTACGTTGAACTTTTGATTCACAACGTGAGCGGCTAATGTCATATTATGTTTGATAAACATATCCTCTCTGTTATTAGCAATTTTATCCAATTGCATTAAGTTAACATCACTAGCTAAATCAGTTGCCCAAACTAAGTGAGATTTCAAAGAACAAATAACAACTTTCTCAGGAAGTGGAACGAACTCAACTCTTAAACCATTAAAGTAAATGTTAGCAGCTGAAGCATCAACATCAAATGGTTTAGTGTAGTCAGTAGTTACATTGTTTGCTGCAATAATAAACTGTTTGTGAGAACGTGGAGCGTAGATAATTGGTTGCTCAGTACCAGCTAAAGTTTCAGCAGGAATGGCAGCGAAAATTTTATCATACTCATCTTTGATATTAGCAGCAGTAATAGCTGTTCCTGCTACTTTAATTCTAGTCCCCACTCCAGCAGTTGCAGTAGCGTTAGAATCGTTGTAAATCATTTTAACTAAAATACCGTCTGTTTGAGAAGAAGCTAAAGCAGCAACGGCAGTTTTTTCAGCAGCACCTACCGCATTGTTAGCAGTTCCAGCAGTTAAAGCAGCAACGGCAGTTTTAGTAGTAGCTTTTGCACCGTTCCAAAATTCAAACTCAGCAGCTAAAGAAACTTGTTTAGCGTATAAACCACCAATAACAAGTTGCTCAAATTCGCTTGACATAATTTCCCAAGCACCGGGCTTCATATCTCTTTTGAAACGAGAAAAACGCAAAGTACTAGGGTCAAACTCTTGGTAAAATTGTACTTTAGTAGGAGTAACAACTACATCAAAAGCGGTTAAAGAACCAGCAGTGGTTGGTACTCCACTTGTATAAGCTTGTAAAGTTGCGCTAGCAGTAGCTTCTGTAAAGATAGTTTCTGCTTTTACGTCTGTTTCAAATGTAACTAAAGACTTCGCAATAGTTTGATTTTCGAATAATAATTCTTCTGTAATCGGTTCAGCAGCTACACCTCTGTAAGCTACTTGATTGTAAGTAATCGCCATAATTTATTTATTTATTTGGTTAGTCTAAATTTTTCTAAAGCAGTCATTTCTTCAAATGATTTTTCTTTAGCTGGTTTGTTTTTTGTTAAAGAAATAATCTCTTTTTGTTCTTCAATTTTAGCTTCAAAATCGGCTTTTAATTCCATTTTTAAAGATTCTAATTGTTTTCCGAACTCTTGCGCTAATTGGTAGAAAATCTCTTGCGTATGCTTTTCAGACTTCACTCCATTAGGCTTAGCTTCTTCAAGTTCAGCAGGCATTTCTTCCTCTGCTTCCTCAACTTTAGCTTCAGCTAGTTCAGATACTAAACCACCTGCAACGGTTAAAGTCATTCCATTTTCAAGGATGTACTCCCCATCAGGTAAAGGCATAGCTTCTCCATTTTCATTTTTGATAGTTAGTGGCATTCCCACCGCTAACGTATCGCCCTCAAAGTCAATAGCAACGCTACCATCTTGGGTCATAACGCTACCCAATTCAACTTTACTCTTAGTTAGAGATGCAAAGCCTTCTTTTATAGCGCTTAAAATTAAATCTACATTCATATTCTCGGTTTTTAAATTAATACGTTCTAGGTCAAAGAATCCATCAATACTAAATCCTTTTACTTTGCCAGTCTTAACAAAGTCATTCCAAACTTCATCATTGTTCACTTTCATACTTGCAAACCAAGTACCAACAGGTTCATTCAATCCGTAGTGTACTGATTTATCTGTTTCGCTTTCTTTTATCCAACTTTCAACAAAGGTTACATCTTTTAAGACTTGCTTTTCATCGTGTTCTAAAGTCGATTGACTTTGATACCCTTGCTCAAAAAAGTTCTCCATTGATAGTCTAATTGTTTCAGCGGAGAAAACAATATTAAACTCTTTGCCGTTTTGGTTTCTGTATATTGGTTTGTTAGGTATTAAAACCGCACCTAGTAATATACGTTTCTCACTATCAATGGCTTTTAATTGGATTTCTTTTTGTTCAGATAAAGCAATAAATTCAGATTCCATAGCGGGACTTTCCACTAAGGATATACCGAATACTCCATCGGTTTCTTCTTTATCAAAAAGTACTTCGTACGTTTCCATTTATTAAATTTTAAACGAGTTTAATTTTGAAATTATAGAATTAATCTCTTTAACCCATTGATTAGCACCCTCTATGCTTTTATTTACGTTAGCGGGAGTATCAATTCCTAATTCTTTAAAAGATTGTTTTAGTTTATCCCCAAAAGAAATTACATTTTGTTGGTCGCTTAATGAAGATTTTAGATTTGAAGTTAAAGCATTTTTTTTATCTAACCAGTCTTGAACATCTCCGCCATAACTAGTACCACTATTTACAGCTTTAACACTTAATTTATTAAAATCTTCTATTAAAGACAACTCGAATTTCATCCCTTTAATACTTCCCATAATTATTATATTTAATAGTTTAACGTTATTTTATTTTATTGGTATCATTAACCTCCAAAGGTTGCAGTTTTAACCCTATTCCTGTCTAAAGCTTGACTTGTAGTTACTGCTGAACTAACTACAAAGGCTTCTATTGGTTTGCTTTGTTGTCCTGCTATAGTTTGCGCTAATTGGTTTGTGCCTGATTGACCAACTATATTAAATTGTGGCGGTGCTGGTGTAGAAGCTACATTACTAATCGAGCTAGGTGTACCCGCATCCCCTCCACCTAAAGCTTGTAACCCTTTTGCAGTTGCCTTAATCGCTGATGCTGCCGATAATACTCCAGCCGCTATATTTACTGCTGATAACGCTATACCTACAGGTCCTGGAAATGTAGCTTGTGTCTTTGTAACCGCTTGTGCCGTATTAATTGCAATTTTTGCTAATCCCGCTGCATTTTCGATTATTAATCCTGTTTTTGCTAGTGCCTTATTCTTTCCAGCTAATGTTTGTAAACTTTGACCTATCGAGCTAATGTTATCTAGCTCGGACATTCTTATCTCTTTTTTAGCATCTGAAACGGCTTGCTCTCTAGCAATATCTGCAGCAGCGGTTGCATCTTTTTCGTCCTTGTTCTCATTATAAAAATTATCTGAAACCTCGTTTAATGATTCAAATTGCAATTCAGTATTTTCAATGTCAATTCTATTTTGCGCTTCTTTTGCTCCAGCTACTGAACCCTGAAAGGTTTCAAAATCTTGTAATTCTTTATCTTTCCTTTCCTTTTCTTCTTTTGCTTTTTTATCGTTTTCTTCTTTTAGTTTCTTTGCATCATCTGCTCTTTTCTTGGCTTCTTCATTTTTTTTATCTTGCTCCTCTTTTGCTTTTTTATCCTTTTCATCTTGTCTTGCTTTATCAATAGCAGCAAGTTCCCTATTTAACTCTTTTGCTAATGCTATACGGTCTGCATTTTCTTCTTGTATAGCCTCGTTATATTTATCTTTAGCGGCTAATTTCTGTTTTGTAAATTCGTCAAGTTGTGAGCCGTGTTCAGCTAGATACTTTTTATTTAATGCTATAGAAGCCGCTGCACTTGCTTTAAGTCTATCATTTGCCCTTTCAGCTTCACTTGTAGCACCTACAAAGTCGGTAACTGCATTAACGATACTCATTACCACATCACCGACCATCGCTAATTGTGGAACTAAATTCATTACTACTTTCTTAACCTTATCGAAGTTAGCAATAAGTAAACCTACACCGACCACCAAAGCACCTACACCTGTAGCAATTAACGCACCTCGTAAAGCCTTAGCCGCTAAAGTTGCTCCATTCATTACAAAAGTCTGTATAGCAGTAGCAGCACTTAAAGCTTTTTGAAATAAAGTAGTAGAACGTATAACCGCACCTAATTGTTTAAATGAATCTACACTCTCCCCGATAGCTTGAATGCCTTGAGATATAGCCATTGCGCTTTGAACTTTAAGAATCATTTTCTCTACGCTTTGACTTTCTGAACCAAGTAAACCTACTGCACCTTGTACCGCACTGAATCCACCTGCTACACCTCCAAGAGTTGAAGTAAGAGCCTGAAATTTAGCATCGGGGTTAAAGGCATCGGTTAAGGCTTTTGCATCACCTATAGCATCTTTAAGTTCGGCTGCTTTCTTTGCCGCTTGTACTGCTTGATCAGATGTTGCTCCAAACTTCTTACTTAATTCATTAACTTCATTTTGAGCATTTCTTAATTCAGTTTTAAGGCTACCTACGTGTTTTGTAGTTTGCTCAATATTATCATTTACCTTTAAATTAACTACCTTTTCGACTGCCATTGCCTTTTGATTTTTTTAGTTGCTCCTTTGAACGTTGTTGGTAATTGATGTTTTCCTTTTGCTATTTCTATAAACTCACCAGCATTTAGCCAGTCATCTAATTGTAATAGTTGTATAACTTGTTTTATCATTGCGTAATTATTAATTCAAAATTAATCCCTCCTATTGTATAACGTAATTTTCCACTTCTAGTACTGCCAGAATTAGCTTCGATAGTTGCCATTGTGTAATCAGACTTATTACCGCTTGTTTTATCTACACTAAACCACGTTACGCCATCGCCTGTATCTACTTTTGAAACGCTCCAAGTAGTGTTTGCATTTACCTTAACTTCAAAATATTCTTTTGCAGTTGTAGCAGTATAATCAGTTCTACTTATTCCGTTGGTAATGAACGAAAATAACGCGTCATAAGTACTTATTCTGTCTACCGTAATAGTATCAGTATCAACTGTTATATCAGTTCTATCAACCGTTAATGGTATTTCATTTGCTATGGTATCACTAGGTAAAGAGTAATCTGTAAACACTTCAATGTCCGCCTGTGAATTGATTAAATTTACTTTTACATTACTAATTTTATATTTGTTTTTATTGATAATAAATTTATCATTCAAAGATAGTTTAGTAAGTATTGATATTGGTAACTTACATTTTAAATTTAGTACTCTAGTTTTTTGGTTATATAAATCTTCTATGTAAGTTTTCCAAAAGTTAAAGTACAATGAGTTTTGAATAGGACTAAAAAAGTAAGTAGATACATCTGAACCAAAGTTTAAACTATTGGTTACTTGTTCGAGTAGTAAATTGTCCTCAGTAGCGGTTAAGAATACGCTATCCAAAGCAATTCCATCAATGTAAATAGTATCTTCTAAATCTATTAAACCATTCTTATAAAATATAAAAGGTTTACCTACATAAGACTCTAGTTTTAAATCAATAGACTGCCCTATTTGTAAATTTGATGTTATGCTTGGTGTAACACTCGCATTTTGTAACCTTTCAAACATTAAGTTTTCAAAGCCTACTTTTATACTCATATCGCTTCCCGCTATGTCATCATACTTTGCGTTTAAATCACCGTATCCAATTCCATTATTATCCAGGTATTGTTTCCCAAGTATTGCGCCCGCTGGTTCGTATTTAAACTCAATCAGTTTCTTTACTTCAGGTTTCTTAACAGTTATGTCATCAATATTAATTAAATGGCTTATATCGAACGTATCGCCTTTAGAGTACCAATTATCTAAAGTATCAATATAAAAGCTATTTGAAGCAGTAGGTATAATTATAAGATTGAATTGATTTATCAAGCTATTAAATAAATCCTTTAGCTTCATTGTTGGAGTGTTTGCTGATATACTTAACCCTCCTGCTTTTATTTGTTCCGCAAAAGATGCAGTAGTAGTATAAGAAAACAATCTAGTAAACTTTAAACTTAAATCGAATTGAAAGTTAAAGTTTTCAGTACTATTAATATAGAAACTATACTTATTTGAACTGAAAGAAAACGCTAGCTTAACTTGTTGAGTACCAACTAAATTAATTGAATAAACCACACCCTCTGATTCTCTTTCAATTTCTAAAGTGTATGGTACTGAACCAAAGCCAGCAGACGGAGTTACTTTTAAAATAAACTCAGCTAAACGTACATCTCCCTGTGTTGGCATAAGTAATGTATTAGCAGTTAAATCAACGGTAACAGGTACTACTCCAGTTTCTAGAGTTCCCTTAGTTGTAAAATCTACTTGTACTCTATTACCATCATTACTTAACTTCTTTGCATCTCTATGCATCCACATAAATAGGTTATGAAATACCGAACGCCCGAAGAAATCACGTGAGAAAGTAACATTTAACTCGTTTTCAATAGCTTCAATAATACGAATTAACCTCAAAGCTGGTTTAAAATCCGTTATTTTTAAATTATTAGAAGCATTTATTATATCAGTTGTACTACCATCGCCATAATTAATATCATTTGTATTGCAAATTAAAGGATAATATACATCGCCATTTGCAATAGTATCTTGGTACATTGAATTTGTAACGCTCGTTTTGCTATAAGCGTGGTTGTAATCGGTCAAATCTAAATCCTTTAACTCTAAATTACCCATTAAATCCGATAACCCTACTACTTTACTATAAAAAGTTAGCTCATAACTAGACACTAAACCGCCTTTTAACTTGCAATTATCTAACTGAATAACTCCAAATTTAAAGGGTAATGTATTTACTTCTAAATACGCATCAACTCTAGTAACTGCATTAAATGTACCGTCAATAGTCGCATCGTACCAATGTGAAAAGATAGCGTTATTGCTTGGACTTGCAGGAACTGAAAACCCTTGAGAAAACTCAGCAAAGATTTTCGTAATATCTGAAATGTTTTTAGAAGTAAGATTGATTTCAATATTCTCATCTTTAAACAAATCTACTCTTTGCCCTTGTATGTATAGTGCTATATTCATTTAAAGTACATCGTTTAAAATGTTAAAACTATATTCAAAATCCATTGAGTATTGAATCAATTTATTATTTAATTTCGTTTTCTTTTCAAAACTATTCTTTAATAAATTAACAGGCAACACTTGTCCGTTTTCTTCTAGGTAAATAAACTCAGATAGCATCAACTCAGTAAACAAAGCGTTATACTCCTCAGAAATAAAATCTGTATTAACTGTAACTTTCTCTTTACCATTTACGTTAAAGGTTTGCTTTTCGTGTTGGTTTAAAGAGTAGCTTCCATAACTAGAAATTAATCCGTTGTAACTTTCATTTGTAAAATCTTGGCTTTTTTTACTTAGTTTGTTAAATGGTATTGTTTGCCAAACTCCAAACTTATTTTTGAAAATGCAATTAATCAAAGGGTATTTACATTCGTCTTTAACTGTAAAAGTATGAACTATATCAGTATCGTATTCAAATGTAATACTGCTATAACCTGAAGCATTAATATATCCTATCTTTTGATTAGAATAATCTTGACTAAATGTAAAAGGAACATCAGTAGCATCAGCAGTAATACTAATTAATCCATCAGTAATGAAATACAAAGGATATACCGAACTATTATAAACGATATGATTAGTAATACTACTTAATATTTTATTAGTTATTAAAGGGTTTGATAATTCAGTATGGTAACCAAAACCATCAATAGCTAGTAACGTTTGTTTAACTTGATATTGTTCAACTCCTGATAGCCTTACTTTAGAATCAATATAAACCCAAACACTATCCAATAGCGAACTTGTAAAAGCTCCACTTGTACCAATAGTTGTATATTTATTCTTTACAAAATCATTTACTAATCTATGTACATCAAAGCTAATTATAGGCTGCCCAACTTGTACAACTGCTTTACTTAATTGATAGTTAGATATTACTGGTCTGTCATCTACTTTATGCCCTCGATAAATAAAAACCTCAGCAGTAATTTCATCATAAGTTACACTAGGACTTACTTTAAAATGAAACGGACTTCTTGAAAGTATTATTTGTTCAGGTAATGTAATTGGTTCTGCTGGATTTGGTATTGTGTAGGCTTCAGTAGTGTATGTAATATAAGGCGATACATCTGCAAGTTCAAAAGTATTAACCTCAGCGTTATTCCCCCAAATTAATTCAACTACATTATCAGCTATCGAAGTTTCAAAATAGAAACCAAGTAAAGGTAATTGAGCGTCTAAGTACAACTTAAAGTTATTTGCGAAGTTATTAATACTCGCGCCTTTTACAACTTCAACATTTCTCCAAGATTCTGCAACTTGTAAAGTATCAAATGTATAAGGATTTACCCCATAATTTGTAGTAGGTGTTAAAGCTACATTTATAGTATTAGATAAAACACTATCCGTATAAAATTTTAATTCCCTTACATTCCATCCTGTTATCGTACTCGTTGGAAAAGTAAATGTTATTTTTTGTGCCATTATTCTTTAAGTGTAAATTTTAAAAATGATTCTATATCTAACCCGTATGCTTCAACTAAATCATCAGGCAACTTTTCAAAACCTTTATCAAATGGTTTACTGAAAAATAAAGTCGGTTTAGTTCCCTTTAAATAAATCGACCTTGTAATTAATTGTGCGGTTTGTTCGTAACTCATAAACTTACCATTCTCTTTATTTCTAAACTGAAACCGTCTAGCTTTTACCCAACCCCGAATACCCTCAGTCAATCCACCTTTACGCCCTGTGCCACTACCAAACTTAAAAGGACTATTTGGCGCACGTTGTGAACTTACCTTACCCTTAACCCCTAAGTCTAAGAACTGACCGTATTGCTCCATTTCAATATAATTCTCTATGGAGTTTTTATTTACTTTAGAAGTACCCTTTAAAGAATCATATAACTTTTTAGAAACATTTTTATCTCTCTTAGTAAGGTTGGTTCGTGCTTGCTGAATAACGTACTTATTAAACGCCTGCAACGTGCTTAATGTTTCCTTTTTATTTAGCATACTGATATATCGTTAGTAATACTCAATTGCAATTCAACAGTCCAACCGTCAAGCGTATCTTTAAATTCATAAATAACAGGAATAGGAGTAGGCTCGTTTAAAAGTTCTATATCTAAATCATTACGTTGCATCTTTAAATCCATTATAAGACTATTTAAGACTTCAAAACAAGTATTAAGATTATCTAGTTCGTTATCATTTTTTAAGAACTTATCAGTACTTGCTTTCTTTGATAGGTTGCGAATATCCAATACCTGCACCGTAAAGTTAAATACACATTGACCTTGTAAAAAACTAGAGCCTGTAACCATTAAGTGAGCAAGTGGGAATATATCTTTTTTATTCTCAGGTGCTTCACCGTGTACCACCGTATTAACATCAATGTTATTACTTAGTTGTTCTTTAAGGTAATTAATTACTCTGTAAAAGTTATTTCTATTCATATTTCTTTATACTTTTTTGTTCTTCGTTTGCTAAATCTACCTTGAACTCTAAGAACATTAAGAACTCGTGTATTTTAAGTTTAGTTGTTCTTTCAAGGTCAAAGACATTCCCTCCAGCGACTGTATAAATTGATTGATACCAACCCCACTTGTCGCCAAAGCTTGAGTTAAAAGTATCTTGTTTTGTGGTTGTTGTAAATAATCCGTCGTAGCTTTCAATAATTCGTTGCTTAAATTCCAAAAAAAAAGCATAGAACCTAAAACAATCTCTAAATTAAGCGTATTAAATTGCTCGTGTG